TTTATATTCAATTTCTGTTTGAGTTGGTCTGTCAAATCTTATAACTTCATAATGATTTGGTACAGATGTTGGAACATTTACTTCAACATTTCCTTTAGTATCTGGAGTATGAATGTGCATATAAATAGCATGTGCTATTTCTTCCTTTATTCCTCCATCTACTACTATCCAAATGCTTTTTGGAGAAAGTCCAAAGCTGTCTATATTCATTGTATTGTTTCTTATCCCATTAGCACTTTTTACTCCTGGTAATTTTCTTATAGCATTTAAAATAGGTAATAAACTCCATTCACCTTTGCTATTACCAGCTAAATATCTTTTTAAATACTCATAATCAGTTTCAGAAGAAAGCCCACCTTCTCCAATTTCAACATTTTGTACATCAACTATTGATGCTGGAGCTTTTATAACTTTTTCAATTTTATTAATTTGGATGTTTCCTTCCTCTCCCTCGAATAAGCTTTGAAATAGTATTGTTTTAGTTCTTGAAGAGTCCACTTCAAATCTTTCTATATTTTCATATTTCACTCCATTTTCAGCTTGTATGATAATGTCTCCTTGTAACACATCTACAAAATTAGTTGCTGTAACTTTACAATGTACTTGAGCTTTTGTTCCAAATCTTCTAGGAAAAAAATATAACAAATTGTCTAATTCCTCATTTTGTGCATTGTATATATTTAAACCCCTTGCTATTGAAATTGCTTTATCTTCCAAATAAGAACAAAGATATATGAAAGGTGCTACTAATTTATAGTAATCTCCAGTTGGTTCAACATTGAAATCACTTCCAAAATTTTCTTTTTTTTGTGCTTCTTTTTGTGCTAATTCCATAAGTCCTTGAAAGCCTTTTGTTTCAAATTTATCCACTGATTATCACCTCTTTCTCTATATTGTTATGTTTCTTATGTGTTATATATATTTTTGCCTTTAAAGTTCTTTCTGCTTCAGAAATTATTTGATAACTAACTGTTTCTATTTCAGTTCTATACCATTCTTGTAACTTTCTACAAATATGTTCAAGTTTGTATTCAGCTACATCCTGTTCATTTATTATTCTTATATCAAGCCCTAAATTTTCATCATAAAAACACTCTATTGAGTATATTTTTAAAGAGTTTACTACTCTTTGCCAAAATTCTTCTATTCCTGAAATAGTTGAAAAGTTAATATCTCCATCATTCATTTTTATAGCTTTCATTAAACTACTCCTCCACTTGTGTCATTTCCTTTTGCTACTCCTGAATGCTTATGATTTTTTAAGCTCTTATCTCCAGCCTTAACATCTTCTGTTGCTGAAACAGTTCCAGTTGAGGATATATTCCCAGTTTGTGTTGTATTTCCTTTTTGAGTAGTATCTCCAGTTATTTCAACATTTCCTTTTTGACTAGAATTTCCTTTTAAATCAATATTCCCTTCCTCTAATCTATCTCCAATAATTCTAATATCAGAAGGAAATTCAAGACTTTCAGTAGCATTTGGAATTGTGAAAGGTAAAATAAAACCATTGTTTAAGTTATTTCTTCTGTTTGAATCCATAACATCATGAGAGCCTTGACTTATATATGAGGAAATATCAAAAGTTAATACAAAGTATGGCATTATATCCCCTTCTTTGATATTCCAATCAATGTGGTCTTTACTATCTCCAAACAAGGCAACTGGAACATTACGAAGTACAGGTAGAGCAACACCATTTGGACAAAACAAAGGCTCAGCATCTACAAATCTACCTTTTCTTATTTTTTGAATTTTTACTAGAATTATCCTTATGTTTTCCATCATCCTTCATCACTTTAACTCCTAATTTCATATTCCAGCTATCACTTAGACTAACACTTACCTCTTCCACTTGCATAAATCCACTCACTTCATCACTTTCAATGTATACAACATCACCTTTTTTTATATAGTGGATTGGAAAACATTCGATTGTATAGTCATATTTGTTACTTTCTTTTATAGTTTTCTTTTTTTGTTCATTTTCCCATTTATCGTCTTTTTTGCTCTTTACTTTTTTATTGTCTGCTTTTTTATTTACTTTCACTTCTTTTTCTTGCTGTTCAACAGCTTCAGGATTATGAATCAACCCACTTTCAAAACTTAAATAAATTGCTTGATCTTTTTGTTTATCTGTATAGATATAAAGATCATCACCTTTTAAAGTCATTTTGCTCTCTGAGTCTTGAACTAATTCTCTTAACTCCTGAAATCCTTGACTGTAACAAGTAAAGCCATTAGTGTAAATTTTATCTTTGTTAAGTTCCATAGAAATAAGATTTATTCCCATTTCTTTAGTAACTTCTTTTATTGCTTCAGATATCCTAGTATTCCCATCCAAGCTAATTGAAACTATCTTACTACTATTTTTAGTTCGCTCTGAACAAGTTAGTTCTTGAATAAATGAAGAACTTTCTTTTATTTTTTTCTTTTTTATAACTTCATATTTTGAATAATAGCCAATATCTTCAGCGTACCCAAACCACAGTTCTATCTCACTTCCTACTTCTATATCTTGACTTAAATTATATATTTTGAATGTTCCTACCCCTACTTTCCCTTCTTCTCCTGTTTTTACATCAACGTCAAATTTTAAACCATCATTATTATGATCATCTAGTTTTACACCATTTATAATAAGATATGAATTTCTAGGAAAAATAGGTCTATTTGCTATAAAATTCATTACTCCTCCACTAACAGCTCAATTTTATCAATATTTTCATAATCAATTTTTATTGCTTTTCTATCTAAAGTATTAGGGATAATATATTTTTGAGGATATTTTTTATTAAAATTTCCTTTTTCATCAACTAATTTATTGAACCATAGTGGGATCCCGAATAAAATTGGCTCATTTGGATATATTAAATTATCATCAATATCATAAAGTGTTATGTACACTCTTTTATCATAAGAATTATATGTAAACTCAAATTGAAAGGTTGTCCCTGCAATAGTTACATCAGTTATATATGGAATAGATTCTTTCATTATATTTATTTTCATTTCTATACTCCTATTATCTATGGCAGTTTTATATGCTCACTTTGTAAATCTCCTTCCCAATCCTTTACTCCTGAGCTTTTATTTTTAGTAACAGCTTGAGCAGCACCTTTTGTATTCTTTTTACCTTTTGTTGCTGTTTTTATCTTTGTTTTATTTCTAACACTAGCTTTAGCTTTTGGACTAGGGGAAGGAATCATAGAAACATGAGCAATCTTTACTTCTACCAATGAAATAGTAAATTCTGTATAATATAATGAAGTTATAGTATTTTCTATATTTGTTATAGCCATATTCTTATATAACTTAATCATATACAAGTCCACAAGTTCTCTTTTATTTCTAAGTTCAAGAACTTTTTCAAAAATTTCTTTGTGATTAGAACCTACAATTTGAACTTTAAATGATAACTCTAACGGATTTTGTGTTATGTTATCAGCTATTTGAGTTCCATCATCAATTGGAATTGTTGGAACATCATTAGAATAGCTTTCAGATATTCCAGAAACTAATTGAAGTTTTATATTTCCCAATAAAATTGGCGGAGTTTTTCTTAGATAATTATCAATTCGGTTAGAAATTGAATTTACATTATTTAGAAAACTACTTACTTTACTCATAATATTTGTGATTGAAAACATCTATATTTCCCCTTTAGCTATTTCATTTTGTAACATCAAATCCTCTAATTTTTCTACTATCATTTCTCCAATTCTATTCCAATCCATTTCTTTTGTTCCAGACATATTTACAGTAAGATTTAATATGATTTTTTTATCAGACTTATTAGAATTTTTTGTATTTACTGAATTACTTGTATTAGAAAACTCATTACTTTCAGCACTTGAATATGCATTATTTTCTTCAGCCGTTAGAACTCTTTCACCTCTGTGAAGCTCAGCGATATAGCCATCAAAAGGGACATAGTCAAGTCCTGTTTTATGAGTACCATCTATCATAGAGCTATTTGTATTTTTTTTCTCACTATCACTAAAAAACCAAGATATTCCTGGTAATGATTTTATTTTTTCACCTAAACCTGAGAAAAAACCTTTAATACTTTCCCAAATTTTAGCAACATAATCTAATATAAAATCAAAAGCTGATGCAGCAGTTGACTTCATTGTCTCCCACACTTCTTTTAATTTATCTATTAAGTTAAAAAATACATCAACTACTTTGTCTTTTAATCCTATAAAGAAATTCCCTATATCAATTATTTTGTTATATAAATAACTTCCTAATTCAGCAAACTTTGCTTTTATTAAATCCCAATTTTCTATTATCAGTTTCCCAACAGTAATAATTAAACCTATTGGGCTAAGCCACATAAATATTTTTTTACCAATATCCCATAATGCTTTAGCAAAAGCTTTAATTTTATCCCATAATGTAGATAATTTAGCCTTAATCTTCTCCCAATTTTCTATTAATAATTGTCCTAGTTTTATTATTAAACCCATTCCTGAAAAAAGTAAGAAAACCTTAACAAAACCTTTTATCTTATCCCAAAGTGAAATTAATTTTTCTTTTACAAGATCCCAGTTTCTATACAATAGGACACCAATAGCTATTACAGCCCCAATTGCAAGCATAATCGGATTAAAAGAAAGAGCTCCTAATGCAGTTTTTAAAGCTCCAATTAAAACTATTACCTTATTAATTACAAAAAGCCCAGCTATTGCACTTGCTAGTGGAATTAAAACTTCTTTCCACTTAACAATAAAATTTATTATTTTTTCTCCCCATGAAATTAGTTCACCAAAGATACTAGATAAATTTTCTGCCCATCTAGTAAATGTTCCATCTTCTTGAAATTTTACTAGTGTATTAGCTAGTGGTACGATAACTCTATCTCTAAGAATTTGAAATGGAGAGTTTTCAACTATATCACCAAATTCATTAACTCCTGCAAGAGTTGAAAGTGCTGATTTAGTTGCTCCTGATATAGTTGATAATCCTCCCTTAAATGTTTTAGCTTGCTTTTCCATTGCTCCACCAAAACGAGAGTCCATCATTTCAAATAAAGTTTTATTAAATAACTCTAAGTCATTAATTTGCCCCTTATTATTAAAAATTTCTAAGCCTTTACTTTTACCAAATTCAGCAATCATATTCTTAGTAATTCCAAATTCTTTTAATCTTTCAAGTTCTCCAGTTCTTGCATCAGCAATAGCTTCAATTGCTTGATCAAAACTTTTCCCCATTCCTGAAGCCATATCTCCAATCATTTCAAGGTAAGTTCTGTTAGTTGTTTTTAAAACTCTATCTCCTTCAATTCCATAAGACTGTAATTTCGTCATCCCACTAACTACTTCATCTGTTTCAAATGGAGTTTTATTAGCAAATCTACTAGCCCAAGCTAGTTTCTTTCTTGCCATGTCTGAATCTTTCAAAACAGTTTCAAGTGTATTTCTATACTGTTCAATATTTCCAGCACCATCAATAGCGGTTTTTATTGTAAAGCCTGCTGCTAATGCTGTAGCTATTCTTTTTAAAATACTAAAAAATGAATTTGCTTTTTCTTTGCTATTTTGAAATTGTTGCTGGGCATAATTGCCAAAATTTCCTAAACTCCTACGAAGTGAGATAAATCCATTTCTTAATTTTGAAATAGCAGGAAAGTTAGCGGCTATTTTAGCTTTCATAGCATTAAAAGTTGTACTAATTTTATTTTTAAAAGCAACTAAACTTTGCTTTACTGAACCAATAGTGTTTTTTAGACTTCCAAATGCTGAACTAACACTATTTTTTAAATTTGACATATTATTCTTTAAATTTCCAATTTGAGAACTAATTTGATTCAAAGAAGCTTGTCCATTTCCTACAACTTTAAAAACCAATGATAACTGCTCTAACATCACTAACCCTCCTTTCTAATTTTTATTTTTTCTTTTTACATAATCAGCCCAAGCTAATTGTAAAAGCATATATTCTTCATAACATAGATCTTCAACAGGCTTTTTATAATATGGAATCTTAGATTCAAAGCAAACATCAAATCTTCCTTGTTTAATCTTCCTTATTTTCTCCAAAGTTTTTAATGAATAAAAAGGGTGTTTGTTGAAATTCAGTTATAATCACTGTAATAGTTTCTAAAGCTTCTTGATCCATATTAAAAAATTCTATGTCTCTAGCTTCAGCTGGCTGAGCTATAAAAGTTTTTAATATTTTTTTACCTATTGCTAATTCATCTTTTTCTGATGAAAGCTTAAAAAATGTATCTGTCGAGACTCTCTCAATTCTAAAAGGTCTCTCTATTGTTTTAAAATCTTTCCCTGTCATCATCAAATTAAATTCTAAAGCTCCTAAACCTTCAGCTTTAAAAGTTATATTTGATATATTCTTATCCTCTATTTTTTTTAGAAATTCTTTATTTTTTAATTCTTGTTGCTCTGTTTTGTTTATTTTATTTTCCATTAGTTCATTGCCTCCTTAACACCTACGCATACCAATTTAAATTCTCTTGAATCTGATTCCCCATCATTAGCCAATTCACTTTTATTTACTCCAATTTCTTTTATTGTTACGCCTCTACTATATTTAGAAATTGAACTATCTTTAAAATATCCTGAACCAGTTATTCTGTTCTCTGAAGCATTTAAAAGTATTTTTTCATCTTCAGTTCCACTTGCAACAGTAATAGTTATTTCAAGATTTGGATCTGGACTATATAATATTCTTCTTTCTCCATAAATACTTTTATCAGATGACTTATATTGGTCTTCAGGAGCCCCAACACTTAAACTTCTAAAATTTTTAAAAGTATAGCCATTAAAAATAAAAATTTTTTTACTTAAATCAACCATTATTCCTTACCTCCAATATCCTTATTAGTTTTCATTAATGTTAAATCAATGAAATAAGCCCAGTTTCTAAGTCTGAAAAGTACTTTCGGTCTTATAAGTCTAAGCCCTCTTTCTGTTGCTGTCTGAGTCACAGGAAAAACTGTATATTGATATTTGCCATTCAATTTAGCAAGTAAATTATTAGCTCCCATTTCTTCCATAACATTGTTTAATGTTTCTTCTAAAAAGGCATAGCCTTCCTCATCTTGTGGAAATCCTTTTTTAATCATTGCTTTTTCTAAATTTTCATTTAGGTTTATAATGATGCAATCAATAGCAGTTGTGTCATCTAAATAAGTTCCATCTGTTGTTTTTCCACCATTAGCTGTAATATAACCTTCTGATGTTCTTTTCTCTACAAATGTAATATTATTTTTTGTAAGTTCAGGCTTCTTAGCTAATTCAGTGTCCGCTGTTACTCCTTGTAACTCTATCATTGAACTTCTGTATCCTGCTCCTTTTGTTATAACTACTCCTGCATAAGCAGCTGCTTTATACTCC